TAGACGCGGCGACCACAACTGCCAACGCCAACGCCGCGCTGGCTAAACAGGCAGAGGCTGAAAATGAGCGAATTAAGGCGATATTGGAACAATCGGCTCTTGCCCAGGCTGGGATCAGGTCAACTGCCAGGAAGCGGCAACTGGCTATTGTGGCCTCCCCGGCGGTGGGTGAGCCTCCTCTTTCTGACGCTGGCAGGGCTTGGATTGACGGGCTGCCAGACGCAGCCCCGGGTGATCGAGCGCCTGGTGCCGCTCCCAGCGCCAAGCGTCCCTAGCGCCCTCCTAATGCCCTGTCTTGGGCCGTCCAAGCCGGGGGGCGAGTGGACCCAGCGTACCCTGATCCTGATAGCCGACCAGCTACGCGAGGCGCTTGACCTTTGCAACGCGGATAAGGCTGCGATTCGGACTGTTTTGAAGCCGAAATAGCCGAAATAGCTGAATAAAGAACATAAAGATCGGTTCTTTATGTTCTTTATCTTCTTTATGTGTTGACAAAAGGCTTCAGCCTTTGAGCAGCGCCAGCAAATCAGTCAGCTTTATGACGCAGCGCCATTCCTGCTGGCTCTGGCGAAAGGCGACCACCGGCACCTCCCAGTCCTCGACACAAGCCTCGATCTGCCTAACCCAAGCCATGATAGCCAGGGTTTCCCGGCGCTTAATCTCAAAGCGGTATTTGCCTAGCTGAAGATCGTCGCCGCCCTCGCGGGCCTGGCCCAGCTTGCGTTTGACATCAACGCCCAGGGCCTCGGATACCAGCGCGGCAAACTCTCGCTCCGCGCCGGCACCTTTGTTACGGCTCATGCGCCCGCCCATTTATTTCTCCTGCGGCGAGGCTGCGCGGGGTGTACGACCCCAACGCGCTGGCTTCTTATCTGGGTTATGCGCGGCTATGTGACATGACCGGCATAGCCACTGTACCTCAAGCAGCTTGGTGTAGTCGTCGTGATGCCCGTCTAGCCGTTTAGGTTCTACATTGCAGACCTGACAGCGAGTTGGTTTAATGATTAAGCCGCGATTAATTGCGCTCTCCACAGCCTTGTGAGCAGCACGTTTCTCTTTGTTCTGCTGTACCCACTCAGCGGCTCGCACACTGCTCTTGGCTTTGTACTCAGGATTGGTGCGCTTGCGTTCTTGGTATTGTGCGTATGCTTCGTCACTTGTGGGTTTCATCTCACCCTCCACTAAAACGGAATGTCATCGTCCCAAGGATCACCTGGGATACGCTTTGCAGGGTCGTAAGGCACAAACGGTGCGTAGGCCATTGCACTTAAGTCCTTCGCGTTCCTGCGCTTGCGTACTGGCGTGACCTTCTCGATCCTCGCGCCGGGAAACGCGGCCTTGATCTCTGCGATCTGCGGCGACTCAATAACATCCTGCGGTGCTATCTCTAGCTCACGGCTGGTCAGGTAAGCCTGACCGTTCCTAAAGGTCTTGCCACCAGGCATCTCGTACTCGACCCAGCCCTCGCCGGCATCTATGGCAGCGCCTGTAGGCACCAGCGGCGGGATGAATAGGTGCTGCTCACACGCCCGCTCTTGCTGGCCCTTGGTGAGCTTCCTGCTCTCGATGCTAACATTGCAATGCCAAGTGCCGTCTGCGCCGGGGGTGCTGTGACTGCAAGTGCGGCAGTTTACTGTAGCCACCTTCTTCTGGTGGCAGTGGGCGTTGAAGTCGCAGAACTTGCAGCCAAAGTATGCCGGGTCTTCACTCAGCTTTGCCGGCGGCTGCGCTGCGCTGATGATACTTGCAGCGCGACCTAGCAGGACGCTGGACGCGCTCTCGTTGTGATGGACCCACTCTGTGTAAACGTGGTCTGTGTCTTTATTCACCGCAAAATACAGAGCGCGTTCTAGCTTTAGAAGACGCATATAGATTTGCATCTGCGCGTAGTGCTTGGGCTTGCTGTCTGCAACGCCCTTGGCCTTAACATCTGCCCATGACTTTGCGTTATGGGTCTTGATCTCGACAACAGCCCAAGTCTTTGGTGCCTCGGGCAGACCTTGGGCGATGGCATCAACGCTGCCGCCAAAGTGGCCTGTCTTGTCCCGGCATTTGATCTGCTGCCCGTCCTGGTGGGTATGCAGTTCAACGCCTATGCCGCGAAGCTCCTCGAACACGCGGGCCTCCTCGCGGGTGCCGGTGTCAAACAGCCGTAGGATGCGCCCCTCAAACTGAGGGAGCGCGACCCAGCGGAAGGTCTGCCAGAGATAGCGATCACACTCAGAGCCAATAATGCTGGCTCCCAGGTGTTTGCGATGAGACTGTGGCTTTGCTGCGTACCACTTGTATATCTCCGCCGTGGTGGAGTTTTGGCGCTCTGGCAGGTTCATGGCCTACCGCTCCCAGGGTTTCTTGGCTGCGACGGAAGGCGCTGGTTTAGATGACTTACCGCCGCCGATCTTAGTGTAGCTTTCGATGCGGTTTCTCGTCTCGTCCTTGCGATCAATGTCTACGCTGACCAAGACCGGGATGTCGTGTAGCTGCTCTGTCTGCTGCATCTTATGCGTCAGACCAACGGCAGCGCACAGGCGATCAAGCTGCTCCTTAGCAATCTCCTCGGCTTTCTTCGAGGGATTGCTGACGTTCAGCCTGTCCCACAAGCGCCTCCCAGCGGCAGGACCGTCAACGACCTGGAAAGTGACTTCAAGGTATTCGCCGGTTCCAGCTTTTGTTTCTTTGATCTTCGTGTCGATCACGATGCACTCGTAATCTCCGCGAGGAAGCGGCTCAAACTTGCTGGTCTGGTTAGGATCACGTTCCTTGGCTTCGCCAATCTCATAATCAAATTGCGGCATCGTTTTATTCCTTCTTGGGTTTGATGGCTTCGGCAAACGCAGCCCAATCAAGCGGGATGCTTTCGGGTAGCGAGTAGCGGTTCTTTGCCATATACGCGGGGCGCTCACTGGTGAACAACATGCGTTCACCGCTACTTACACCGCGAGATACAGTCTTGTTAAAACCAACGTCTGACTGCTTCACGATGGTCTTATAATTCGCAAACAACACGGCATCCGCCCACTCGCGGATTAGGCTTCCGCTGCGCTCCTGTAGCTTGGGCTGATACCTATCGTAAGGCTCAGTCTCTGGGCTATCGAAACGCTTTATCATTGTGTGCGCGATTAAGATCACGTTCATGCCATGCTTGGTTCTCAAGGCATCAAACGCGGTGACGATGGTGCGCCACTTGTCGGCGGCGATAGATGCGCCCTTGCCGTATGCCAAATCCTTGGCATCATGCTTGGCTTCCATCTCCTGCCAGATCATAGCCTCCAGCCAATCAAGGCTGTCTAACACGACTGTCTTGTAGTCGTGCTTCTCCTCGTAGAGCGTAGTGATTGCAGACATGACACTGGCAACAGTCTTTGCCAGCGGGAAATGCTGCACTGGCAACGATCCCAGGCCGTCTTCTGTCAGGATGAAGATGGGCTTGGGTGAGTATGCCGCCATAGTGCTCTTCCCTATGCCCTCTACCCCATACAACATTACGCGGGGCGCAAGCGCAGCATCGTTTCTACTAATAGATTTAAGATCAAACGCCATCTTCCACCTCAATCTGGACATATACTTTTGCGGGTTTTACAGTGATAGCTGTTGCGATGTGACGCCACAGGTCAGGTCGTTCTAATCTAATCTGACGCAGCACAGGCTCGTCCTGCTCGATCTTGATCTTGATCGGGCGCATAGGCTCGGGCCATGACATCGTCAAAGCCTGTAGTGCTGCCACATCTGACTTATACGATAGCTTGCCAGTCGTGCTGATGCGCGTTGAGTTGGAAATGGGCGTGGTGGTCTTGCCCTCTTCTTTAGCCGGGAGGAGTTTAAGTATCTCCACCTCTGTCTCTATTCTCCTGGCGTTCGCCGCCGTCTCATCTGCCTTGGCTTGCAGCCAGGTGGCAGCTAGTTCTTGGATTGTTAGCATCGTTTGACCTTTCGTGGTTTGAAAGCGTGTGCTTGTAAAGGGCTGTATAGTTTTTTGCAACATGAATATCGTGTTGCGTTTGCGGAAACACCTTGGCATGATGCGCCCCTCACAGGCAAGAGGCAAAAAATGCCGTTCGTTTTCAGAACTAAAAATAAATGCAACCCCGCTCATCGCGTGATCTCTGCGCTTGGCGGCGTCAGGCCAACATCCCGAATCGTAGATGTTAGCCCTAGTGCCGTTTCGCGGTGGATGCTGCCGAAGTCAAGAGGTGGGACGGGAGGGCGTATCCCGCAGCGGCACTGGCAGACAATCATAAACTACGCCAACAAAAACAAGCTGCATATCAGGCTAACTGATCTGATCTATCTGTCGCAGGTTCGAGCCTAGGGGACTGGCGTGGAGAATAGCGAATTTCTCAGCTTGCTTGCGGGCAAGCTAGACGGTGAGCAGTATTGCTGGGTGTGCAGCTACGCTGGTGATCCTAACAGTCCTGCGGCTGCATGGGACGGCAGGGCGTATCATGGCAAGCCAGCACAAGCGCAGACGATTGACCGCTGCCGCGACCAGAACACCTATGTCTCAACTGCCGTCCTATCAGGGCTAGACGATCAGGCGCGGTTTCGGCGTAGCAAGCTGACATTCTTGCGGCTGGCGGTGCTGGTCGCTGACGATTGCAATCCTGATGATCTCGTTGGGCGCGTCAGTTATGTGATCGAGACCAGTCCCGGCAAGCGGCAGATCGGCGTCTGGCTGGATGCCGACGATCCAGACTGTGTAAACGGTGCGCTGATCGACGCGGTTATGGGCGATATGTCGGCGGCTGGCTTCATGGCTAAAGCTGACATCAGCGGCAACAACCGAGTGCGCTATGTGCGTCTGCCGGTGGGTAGCAACCTAAAGCCTCGCAATAGCGGGCCTTGGGCGGTGCGTCTGGAGCAGAGCAACCCAGAGGCGCGGTATAGCCTTGCTGACGCCTGTGCCGTGTTTGGCATCGACCTAGAGCGGGTTCGCGCTGGCATGTCTGCGCCAAAGGTCAGGCAGCACAACGAGAGCGGTTCCGACCATGCAAGCCTTATCGCGCTGCTGACGGCTGATGATGTGGATGATCGGTCTTACCATGACCCGCTGCTGAAGCTGACAGGCAAGCTGGTCGCGGGCGGGCTGCATCCCGGCGCGGTAGTCGAGCATGTGCGTGGCATAATGATGGCCCATAGGCCAGATACCGAAGCTGAGTTAGCGCGGTGGCGGTCTAGGTATGACGAGATACCCCGCATGGTTGCGGGCGCGGAGCGTCACAAGCAGCGCGTTGATGCTGCGGCAGAGGATGTGATCCCCTCCTCTACTCCTGCGACGGCAGGGCTGCTTCTGACGCTCACCCAGTTAGAGGAGGCTGCGAAGTCGGTGCGCTGGTGCGTCAAGGCGCTGATCCCGGCTGATAGCATGGGCATCCTGTTTGGGGCCAGTGGCACGTTCAAGAGCTTTTTGGCGCTCGATCTGTGTTTGCACTTGGCGCACGACATGGCGTGGTGTGGGCGCAAGACCAATGCCGGCGGCGTGGTCTATGTCGCGGCGGAGGGCGGTGCTGGTATCTCGCGGCGTGTCAGTGCTTGGCATAAACAAAACAAGCGGATGTTGGCGACGAACTTTGCGGTGTGCGTCACGCCACTGCTGCTGACTGTCGAGGAGCGGATCGTTGCGCTGCGCGATGCTATCAGTGCGCTGACCTTCAAGCCTAGCCTGATCGTGGTGGATACCTTGTCGCAGACGTTTGCCGGGGACGAGAACAGCGCCAGCGACATTAGCGACTATCTGCGGCTTATCAATTTGCATCTGCGCTCTGCGTTTGGGGCGAGTGTGCTGGTGATCCATCACACGGGACACTCTGCCTCTGAGCGGCCTCGCGGCTCATCTGCCCTGACTGCTAACGTGGACTATCTGCTGGGCGTGTATCGTCCTGACGCGGAGGGCATGTCGGCGCAGTTGGAAGTGCTGAAACAAAAGGACGGCGACAAGCTGCTGGCGCAACACTTCGACCTGACCAAGATCGTGCTGGGACGCGACGAGGACGGCGACGAGGTGAGTAGTCTGGTCGCGGGGTGGTACGATAGCGTGAAGGTCATTAAGGACGCGGTGGGCAAGCTGTCGGTCTATGAGCAGATGGTGATCGACGCGCTGGCTGACGGCTTGGTGCTGCAAGAGGACGAACTGCGGGCGCTGTTTACTGAGGGCAGCGTAGGCACCCAGCGGCAAGCATGGCGCAGGACGATGGACAAGCTGCAACAGCGCCGGCTGATTAAAGCGGCGGGGATCAAGGAGTGGAGGAAGGTATGAGAGACGATCTTCAAGCTATTGCCGCGATGTTCTGTGCCATCGCACTGATTGTGCTTAACACGTTGCTGTTTTGCGCCGCAGCACAATGGGTTGCCGGTGTGGCCTATCGGGCAGGGTTAGTTGGTAACGCAGCGCAGTGGACTATTTTTTTTATGAGCCTGTGCTTGTGCGTAGGCACATTCCTAAGCATCGCTGGGCGCGTGGTAGAGGGGCGCTGGTGGTGGAAGTGATTACTCGCACGACCATACCTCTGTCTGCGTCACTATGTCTGTCGGCGGGCCAGTGTCCACGGTGAACGACTTGTCCTCGAATAGCGTGCGGTTGGTTGGCTGAATTGTCAGGCGTCCATTGTCTAGCTCAATAAAACTGAACTCTTTTTGCTGCTCTGGTGAGCGTGTAAACCCATCGTCTGTAAACGAGGCGGTGAATAGATAATCGCCATAATTGTTCCTGGTCTTTACGCGCATTGCGCGGAGATAAGCATATTCGTGAAGTTGGAACTTGTCGGCGTAGCAATCCCATAGCTGGGCGTTTTGGATTGTCCACGGCACTACTGGGCATCTGCGAAACGCAATGGCATGGGGCGGTAGGCTGCGGTAGATAGCGCCACACTCCAGCAGCACATTCAGCCCCCAGGTGCGCCCGTACTGGCTGACCAGGCCGAACCATACTGCTGGCTCGAAGCCTTTGCCGTTGGTGCGGATATGGCTGCTATCGACGTATACGTATTTGTGAAATGGGAGGGAGGCGATCATTTAATCCTCCTGCTTCTATTCATCCTGCGGTGCCATTCATGCGAACAAGTTTCATCCCGTAATTGTTAATGCCAGACGGCATCACAAGGCCATCGCGGAGTTGTGGGTCGTTATCCTTAAATGCGGAATAGTCCACCTCATGGTGCCATCTATTAAACTTCCACGTTACACGCGCAACATCAGGATGTTGTGCCGCTAGGCTTTCAGCGAAGGCCCGCCGATTGTCTCCAGTATTGTAAATTGTGTCGGTGTTGCCGCCTTTCATTTTCATCGTTTCCGCTTTGTCGCCTAAAAACGCATTAAAAAGGATCGTTCCCCACTTGTCTTTAAGGGCGCGTAAAATGATATCGGTGTCCTCATTGTAGCGTCCACGCCAGCGGTAGGGGACGGCGCTGTTTATAAGAGTCATTGAATAAATTCGAGCGTTAAAGCGGAACGGAGCCAAATTGGCAGATGATTTGCGCCGCGCACGAGCAAAACCGAGATGGTTCATTCCGCTAAAAGCAACATTGCTGTAGCGATCAGTAAAATTCTCGACACAACGAAAGATGGTTCCGCTGTCTACAGGTACGGCTGTGTTGCGGTTGAGGCGGTAGAACTGACTAATGTTGTCGTCAATTAACCAGTACCTTTTATGACCCTCTGCAAGCGCGTGATTCCATATCCAATTTCTAACCGGGACAGAACCTTTTTCAAGTTCACTAAGATTTTCGTCCAACCGCAATAGTTTTGACTCCTCAATTACGGCTGCATAATTTGCGTATTCATTTGGCTCAACAACAACGCGGAACGGCACACCTTTTGCAGTTAGGTTTTTTACAGTCAAGCGCGACATCCACCGACCCTTTGACGGAATGTAGATAGGGTACTCAGGATTCATCGACGTACCTGTAATTAGAAGGAGCTAGATGCTTTTCTCGTTTCGGAAACCAAATCCAAGTTGTTTTTCTTGTAATTTTTTGCCCAATCAGGGCCGCAAATCTTTCAACATCTTCCTGCGAATCAAAGCTAATTTTTATTGTCTGAAACGGCTCTATTGCATCCATTTTGAACTCAGGCATCCCTTGCCATGCGCTTTCCCAACTGCGCGGCGCATCTACAATATCAAAGATTGACGCTTGTGGTTCTTTGATCGTCACCTACTCCTCCTGCGGCGAGGCTGCGTCGATCAACACTTCCCAGATCGCAGCCGCTGGCTCCGTGCGTACCGGCATACCAAACAGCGCATCACGCAGCATCTCAGTCGTCGGCACCCGCATCGCCCGAATCGCAGCGCGGGCCGTTTTAATATAATGGGCGCGGCCTTCGTTTGATTGCTGCCATGACTGTTCAACCCACGCGGGGGTGGTGATGTATTCCATAGCCAGTTCCATGAGGACGGCGGATACCCTCGTCTCCATCTCAGTCGGTTCGCGGGTCATGGCTTGTCCTCCTGCTTTGCCTTGTCGCGTTCAGCTTTCTTCCTGGCTCTGCCGGCGCGGGCGGCTTCCATGTTGGTATTGTTCGCGGCGCCTAGCTGGCGATAATACTCTGAGTCGCCGCGCACCTTGCGGCGTCCACGGCGTAGGCCACCCATCGCACCCAGCTTGCTCATGTAGGCGGTGATCTCGATGCGGTCCTGCGGCGTAAGGGTTGCCTCCCACTCGGCGCGGAGGCGGGCTTTTTCTTTTGCGGTCAGATCGTCGTCGTTCATCCTATGATCCTTCGCGGGGTCGTGGCGTTGATGTGGACTGCGACCAGGCGCTGGGCGAGGGTGGGCGGTGCTGGGCGTGTAAACAGGGCGCGGAGGGCGTTAAGTATTTTCGTCATTGGTTTTCTCCCATAAAATGCCGGCGTTGCCGCATGGGCCACCTTGGGCGCGGGCGTCCTGGGTGGTGGTGTCGGGCGGGGCGGTGGGCGCGTGACACTCACCCGCAGAGTGCTGGGGCCAGTGTGCGTGACGGCAGTCGAGGCACATCTGTATTTTCATGGATTTTTGCCTTTTGTCTTTTCTTTGAACGCTTTGATGGCGGCGGCGCGGGCCTCTGGCGTGACGGTGGCCCAGTCGAAATCTGGGGGCGGGCGTCCACGGCGGTATTGCACCTGACCCACCTTCCTCGCGGCTTTGTCGGCGGCTTCGGCGGCAGAGGGCGGGTGGGTTGCCATTGTTTTTTTGCTGCGTTTCATAGGCTGTTTTCCGCGTGTTCAATCATTTTATCCCAGAGGCTGTCGCTGGTTTGAGCGATGTCGAACTGATCTGAGGTGGCTGGCTTGCCGTCTACTTCAAGGGCAATCGTCTCGACCTCGGGCGCTTCGGGCGGCTCGCCTCCGTTCGCATATGACGCACCTCGCTGTGGCGCGGGGGGCGTGTAGAAGTAGGTCAGCTTTATGTGGCTTTCGATTTCTTCGGAAAACTCAAAAGTGGTTTCGAGGATGTGGCTGGTTGTTTTGCTCATGGCGTGGCGACCCAGAGCGCGAAGAACAAGAACGCCAGGGCTATGGCTGCGATGGCGGTGGTGATGTACTGGCGGATCATTTCGCGTCCTCCAGCAACTGCACTAATTTGTTAGCCATGCGTTGATAAGCCGCCGCATCAGCCTTACCAGCCGCCGCATAGGCCGCATCAGCCGCATAAGCCGCACCAGCCGCATCATCCGCCGCATGAGCCGCCGCATAAGCCGCATCAGCCGCCGCATAAGCCGCAGAAGCCGCCGCATAAGCCGCCGCATAAGCCGCCGCACCAGCCGCACCAGCCGCATAAGCCGCCGCATAAGCCGCCGCACCAGCCGCACCAGCCGCATAAGCCGCATAAGCCGCATCAGCCGCCACACGATCAACAGACTCACCGCGCATCAGCGGCAGCAGTACGTCAGCGCATTGTTTTATTGCTGCCGTCACTGCCGCATCGTTTACACGCGGCAAGCCATCGGTCAGTAGCCAGTGCAGCCAGTGCCAACCGACACGCGACAAATCCGCGCCGGGTGTAATCGCTGCACTAAAGCGCATAGGCCAGCGCATCGCGTCGGTGTTCGGCAAGCCTTCAAAAATTGTATCTTCCAACCGCGCCAGCATTTGCGGGATGCCGAGGCGCGTTTCGTATTCTGCGTGATCGTCAGCGTTGCTCGTTGCACCCAAGCTTTGCAGCGTACAGCCGACAGCGCAGCCTTTTCCGTTTTCCCAGTATTGGCCTTTGACCAGCCGATCGGCGTCGGCGTGGGCTTGTAGATCAGCCAGCAGCTTCGATTTAATCGCGGGGTCATTGTGATAGGCGCTCATGGTGGTGGTGTCCTTTTTGTGTTGTTTGAGAGGCTAGAGGGGCGAGCGGGTTGCGTCAAGGGTGGGGTCGATGGCGGCTTGGAGGCGGCGCATTGTCTCGGTTTTGCGGGCGGTGGTGCAGTCGAAGCAGCTTATGACGCGCTTGTGTTCGTCGAGGGTGATCCGCGCACCTTGCGCGAACTGGCGTGAGCAAGAGCAAGTGCCGGCGAAGCGGGCGTTTATGGTGCGGGTCATTGGGTGGCCTGGAGGACGCGGGTGGCTGCGTTGTGGGCGTCGGTGACGGCGGCGAAGAGGGCGTGGAGGGTGGTCTTGGTCATGGTGGCGGGGCCTTTTGTTTGTGTGGTTTGTCGGGTTAGTGAGGGGAAATTATTTGAGCGGCTTGCGCCTGTCAAGCGGGATAATGAGGGGGTGTTTTGGGTGAGGTAGTTTGTAGTCGAAAGCATCGAAATGGGTGCAAGTTAGGGCCGGTTTTGTTGGGCTAGATGCAAACGCTTCAAGACGTTGAGGCACGTTGAAGCAAACGTTGAAGCAACACTTAGGCCCGGTTTTGCTGGGTAAGTGTGCGTTTTGGGCTGTTTTCGTGTTTTGACGTTGAGGCAGTTTGCTTCAACGCTTGCGCCTGTTACTTTTAAAACGCTTCAACGGTTGAGGCTGAGTGAGTGGTTTGGAGGCTAGGGTTTCCGCCGTTTTTTATGGAGGCGCTTCAATCGTTGAGGCAGTGTTTTTTCGGTGCCCAAATAATGAGGCTTTCTTCCCCCCCCCGTAGGGGGGAAGCCTCAAGGGTGAAGCGTTTGGATATGCACCTTGGGGCCGTGCACCTTGTGGCCATGCACCTTGCGCACCTTGCCGGCGGGCCTGGTGCGGCGGGCCTGGGGCCGGCGGGCCTGGGGCTTGGGAGGGAGGAGGGAGGTTAGGCTTCGATCTTCTTGGCTGTTCCGCCATGTCGCTCCGCATACGCCTCAGCGCGAGCTTTGGTTATGCCGAACATGCGCTGCGACATATGTTGGCCGATCCATTGCCAGTCTTGCGGCTCAGTTTGCATCGTGGCAGCGATAAAGCGAAAGTGTTCTAATGTTGCATGGTTCATTGTTTCAATCTTTCCTGGTTCAAGGCGGGTTACGCGGCGTTAATGCTTCCGCCGCAATGGCAGGTGGGGAGACCGGCATCGACATTTTTTTGAGCTGTGCGGCATGACCAGCCGCAATCATCGCAGGTAAGCTTAATCATGCGGGTGCCCTGTTTCTTGCGACCAGACAGCGCCGTGTTCAAGGCCGCGTGGGGGTATTCGCCGAGGCTATCGGCAAGGGCTTGCAGGTCTTTGATAAGGGCCGGGCCAGGGACCGTGGCGGTCATCTTGCCGGTGAGGCCGAGGGAAAGGGCAACGCGTTTAAACGCGCCCTTGTGACCGCATTCCAGGCCGACGGCGGCGTGGATCAATTCGTGGAGCAGGATGGCGAGAACGTCGACGGCGTTTGATTGGCTGGGGCAGATAAATATTTCGGTGGTGTTGTCGGCGCTGGCGAGGTTTGACCAGCATTCGCCGATCCGCTTAAACTTGCCGCCTTTGCCGCCGGCAGGGATACCGACCGAGGCGCGAACGGCGGGAAGTGGGAAGCCCCGCGCGATGAAGAGAGGCGCGAAACGCTCGACGGCGGATTGAAGGTATGTTTCACGGGTTTGCATGGTTTGATCCTTTTTGCGTGGTTTCTGTGTCGCGCATTATATATAGGGCAAGGCGCTTGCGTCTGTGAAGAGGGAAAATGGGGGTTGTGGAAAATAGTTTTAATGAGTAAATATTAGGCATGAAAACGGCGCAAGCGAACGGAAACGGGAAAGTCAGACGCCCCGAGGGGCTGAACCGGCTTGTCATTCCCGCGCCTTTGGGCAAACCTCCCGGTGCACAGGCTCTGACAACGCGAGACATTAAACGCGCTATACATGACGCGGCTGTGGACTGCCGGCCCGGCGGCTTTGCGGAATATCTCATAGAATTGTCACGCTCTGACGTAGCTTCTGACCGCGCCACGTTCGCCGGCTGCGTCCTCCGCCTATTGCCGCCCGTCCAGGCCCAGGCCGGCGGGCCGCCGATCACCATCAACCTCGGCTGGCTCACCGGGCGGGCCGTCGCCGGCAGCGCTCATGTCACGCTCGATCAGCCCGCGCCCGCTCCCGCCGACGCGGGGGATGGGCAGGGGGATGGGCTAGAGTGACGGGCCATTGGCAAGGCATTGATAAGCCTAGGCTTTCTGCCCGAGTGTGGCGGAGAGGGTATCCGCCACTCGGCCCTGCCCAGGCGAAACAGACCCCCCACCCCCCCGAAAACGGCAGGGCGGGGGGCCTCGGTGCCGGTACCCCCTCCCCCCCATCGCCAATCCCGTTTTTATTTTTTTCATAAAAAGGAACTCACATGCGCCCTTTGCTCACCGTCGCGGCCTTAGTCGCGCTGCTGCCCCCCCTGGCCCACGCGACCACCATTCAGGTCTGCGACGGTGAGTTCGCTCTTTGCGCCGCAAGTCCCACGACTGCGGTCCCAGGCCAGACGATCAACGTCAACGGCAAGACGTTTCCTCTTGGCACTTCAGTCTGCCCCGTCCTCAAAGGCCCCGCGCTCGCCGACATGGAGCTAATGAACAATTCATGCGCCGCCCCAGCCCCCGGCAAGGTCTGGAGCTTGTTCCAGCCCCGCAAGCAATTCCCCCAAGCTCCGACCTGGTCAACGCAGCCCGCCGCGTTTAGGAAGTTCACCACCACCGCAACGCCCACTGGCGGCATGTCAAACATGTTCAGCTTCCCCTGCACAATACGCCCCAACCCCATCAACGGCACAAAGCTTGCCGACTGCTACGGCCCGATGAACGAAAGCCCCACAGGAACAGCCGTTCCCGCTGGCACAGAAGTTATGACGCAAAGCCCTGCCGGCGCAGCTAACCCTGTTGGTGGCCCGACGCCGTGAACTGGGGCGACATACTTAAAGCGATTATCCCTGTAGTCGTCGCGTCAATTGCGTGGCTGCTGGGCGAAGTAAATGGCATGGGCATCCGCATGACCAAGATTGAGGGTCAGATGCCAATGTTGATTACACCGCAAGGCATCCCTACCGACAGCCCTTTATCTGCTGATGCGCGGCACAAGATGCGTGAGGAAATATTCACGCAGATGAACGATATGAACGTCAGATTGAGGCTGATGGAAGAGCGTCAAAAGCAACTTAAATAGCAAAAGCACACCCCACAAAACATGGACATAAATGAATACATCCCGCGTTCTGTCTTTCTTCCGCTTCATACGCGCAAGAAGCGTTGGGCTGTGGTTATTGCTCACAGGCGCTGCGGCAAGACTGTGGCGATGTGCGCTGACTTGGTCATTGGCGCGATGGAATCCGACTTGCCCAAGCCGCAGTTTGCCTACCTCGCGCCCTTCCGCGAGCAAGCCAAGAAAGTCGCGTGGAACTACCTCAAAGAGCTTACCAAACCGCTCCAAGCCAAGCCCCCGAACGAATCTGAATTAAAGATCACCATCAAAAACGGTTTCGGCAACGAATCCACGATCTACGTTGGCGGCGCTGATCTCCCCGATAATTATCGAGGCATGTACTTCGATGGCGTAGTGCTAGACGAAGTGGGCCACATACGCCCCAGCGCCTGGTACTCGGTCCTACGCCCCGCGCTGTCAGACCGCCGTGGTTGGGCAATCTTCGCCGGCACTCCCAGCGGCAAGAACTTCTTTTGGCAGATGCGCGAAGAGGCGCGACTAAACCCTGACACGCACATGATGATGGAGTTGCCTGCGTCAAAGACTGACATCCTGCACCCTGACGAGCTAAGAGACGCCCGCGCTCAGATGACGGAAGAAACCTATCTTACGGAGTATGAAATATCATTCGACGCCGCCATCCCCGGCGCGTATTTCGCCAAGCAGATCGGGCAAGCCTACGAAGACAAACGCGTAGGCAGCTTCCCCACAGACCAGGAGTTCACCACAGACCTGGTCGCTGACCTTGGGTTTACGGATAGTTGCAGTTGGTGGGGTTGGCAAACAACGCCAGACGGCTACAAGATCACCGACTTTTACGAGAACGATAACCAGCCCATATCCCACTACATTGACTGGATTAAGTCCCGCCCGTACAAGGTTGGCACTGTATGGCTACCACATGACGCAAAAGCAAAGTCACTACAGACCGGCAAGTCAATCATCGAGCAGTTCCTAAAAGCTGGCATAACCCCGCGAATAGTAACGGATTTGTCGCTGCAAGACGGCATCGAGTCAGCCCGCCTGATTCTGCCCAAGTGCTACTTTGATGAAACCGGCACTTATGACGGCGTTGAGCATCTTAGAGCTTACATGCGCGAGTGGGATGAGCGCACTCAGACTTACCGCAGCCGCCCAAAGCACGACCAGCACAGCCACGCCTCGGATGCGTTCAGATACTTAGCCATTGCCGCCCAGCCAGTTGCTAAACAGGCACCAAAGGGCGTAAAAAAGATTAAATTGGCAATCGAAGGTGCAAACTACACTTTTGCCCTTGACGATATTTGGGACTGTCAGAACACACAGGGTGGGCGGTTAGGCTAATGGAAAATCAAAACAAGATTGAGTCGAACAGCGACTTTGCCAACACGCCCGCTGGCATGGCCCAACGCTGGGATACCGAAATTACGGCATCCAAGAAAGAGCTAAAGAAGTGGCACGACGACGCCATCAAGATTACGAGGCGATACCTAGACCGGCGCGATGACTTTGGACGCGACGAAAGCCGCGTAAACCTATTCTGGTCAAGCATGAAGGTCTTACTTAGCCTTCTCTACGCCCGCCCGCCAAAAGCCTCAGTAGCGCGATCATTCTTGGACGCAGACGACGACCAGGCCCGCGTTGCCGGCGTTATCATGCAGCGCCTACTTAACAGATCGTTCGACGACAACATTTCCAACTGGGACAGTTCAATACGTCAGGGCATCGAGGACTGGCTGATTGTCGGCATGGGCCAATGCTGGCTCAGATACGAGGTGGAGACGCAAGAAGAACCCATGCCCCCAACCATCGACCCCATGACCGGCATGGAAGTTGATACGGGCGAGACATTTGAGCGCATTACCAACGAAGATGCGCCGCTTGATTACATCTACTGGCAGGATTTCTTCTATTCGCCCGCACGCACTTGGGACGAAGTACGCTGGGTAGCGCGGCGTGTAGCTATGACCCGCGATCAGCTTATTGCCCGCTTTGGCGAGGAGATCGGCAAGACCGTTGCGCTGGGTACGCAGTCTGGCACCTCGGATATGCGCCTAAACAACGAAGCCCCCAAGTATGATCCCTGGTCTAAGGCTGAAGTCTTTGAGATTTGGGATAAGACCAGCAAGATGGTCTATTGGATGGCAAAAGGCTCTGATGTTATCCTCGACTACAAGGAAGACCCGCTGCAACTAGACGGCTTTTTCCCCTGCCCCAAGCCGCTGGCGGCAAACCTTACCTCGAGCAACTTCCTCCCGCGCCCCGATTACATTTTTGCGCAGGATCAGTTTAACGAGCTTGACGAGATTAACACCCGCATCACCTGGCTGACCCGCGCAGCCAAGGTCGTAGGCGTCTACGACAGAAACGCCGAGGGCATCCAGCGTATGTTCTCACAAGCGGCAGAAAACCAGCTTATTCCTGTAGACAACTGGGCCATGTTCTCTGAGGCCGGCGGCGTTAAAGGCAAAGTGGACTGGGTGCCGATCGAGCAAGTGGTCAACGCCATCGATCACCTGCGCCAATACCGCGCCGACAAGACGCAGCAGATATACGAGGTCTTAGGCATCTCCGACATCATGCGCGGCTCATCGAAGGCGTCAGAAACCGCCACCGCGCAGCAGATCAAGGCGCAGTTTGGTTCGACCCGCATCCAGCTAAACCAGTTCTACATTGCCGAATGGATCACTAACCTACTGCGCATAAAAGCTGAGATCATCTCAAAGCATTTCCAGCCTGAGACCATTGCCACGCGCTCAAACATCATGCGTACGGCAGATGCTCAATATGCCGAACAGGCTATTCAGCTTATCAAAGACGAAAACCTGGCTGAGTACCGTGTAAACGTCGAAGCCGACAGCATGGCTGCGATGGACTGGTCTGCCGAGCGCGACAGTGCCACGCAGTTCCTGTCTGGCCTGGGCGCGTTTGTCAGCCAAGTCGCGCCACTTGGTCAGATGATGCCGCAAGCGGTGCCTTACATGCTGAAACTGTTGCAGTGGTCTGTCAGCAAGTTCCGCGTCTCGACTGACATCGAGGGCGTCCTCGATCAAGCCATTGCACAGATGCAGCAAGCCGGTATGCAGCCGCCGCCGCCAAACCCCATGCAGATTGCCGAGGTCGAGAACAAGAAGGCCCAGGCCGCAGAGCGTCAGGCTAACGCGCAAGGCACAAACGTCGATACGCAGGGCAAGGTCTTGCAGATGAACGCGATGATGCGCCAAGCAATGCAGCCCAATCCCGGTCTTCCCCCCATCACAGGACAATAGTCATGCAAGCCAAGATGCAGATTTACGCTGAAATCCTGCGCCAGATCGGGCGTATGCCCAACGACTACAAAGAACCCGACATGGAAGACATGGGCGAGATGGAAGAGCCAGAGGGCCACCATTACGAAAGCCCAGAATACGAAGCCGCCGAAGAGAAAGGCGCAAAGATGGTCTTAGGCAAGAAGGCCGAGGAAGTTCGTACAAAAGGCGAGAAGAAAGAAAGATAAAGCAATGCCGCGCTACAAATACGACGAAAAGACCAAAAAGGTCATAGAGATCACCACGGAACGCAAAGCAAAACGCACAAACTCAGACCGCGCACTTTGGAACGATGCGCACTACGACGGCGCAAGAACGACTGACGGCAAAGACATAAGCAGCCGCAAGAAGCACCGCCAATACATGAAAGACAATAACCTAACGACCAGCGACGACTATACGAACGAATGGAAAGCCGCAGCAAAAGAACGAGAACACTACAAAGCAAACGGCGGCACAGTCACAAAAGACGACATTCGCAGAGCCATCCACCAGCTAGAAAGTCAAAACAATGGAAAATGAACCATCACTCCGCGAGTCAATTGAAGCCGCGATGCCAGAAGAAGATGATGCCGTTGAGACGGTAGTAGACAATACGCCGGCACCAGAACCCGCTGAGAAAGAAGAAACGCAGCCAGAGCGCCCGCAATTACGCTCTACCGAAGCCAAGCCCACCGAAGCCAAGACGCTCGAAGCCAAGACTGACGAAGCCACCGGCATCCAGCCTGGGCCTAAGTCTTCGCCCAAAGCCGACAGCCGCGCCCCGGCCTCCTGGCACCCCGAGACACGCGAGCATTGGGCTGCGTTGCCTGAGTCTGTTCGCACAGAGGTAGCTCGCCGCGAACGCGAAGTGCAGACCACGCTGAAAGAGACTGCCGAGGCCCGCAAGTACGCAGAGCAGATCGAGCGCACAATCGCGCCATACCAGATGTTCATCAAAGCCGAGAACAGCAACCCGCTCCAGGCAATTGATAACTTGATGTCCACCGCCGCCCGTTTAAGGACGGGTTCTTCGCAGGATATAGCGCAGTTGGTGTCTGGCCTGGTTAAGCAGTTCGGCGTCGGGCGCTTTGGGCAGAGCTTCATTGAGCAGCTAGACAGCGCCTTGGTGGGCGAAATACCCCGCGTTGACGCACAGCAGCAGCAGCTACAAATGGCTATGCAGCAGCAACTGGCTCCGATTCAGCAGTTTATGAGCCAGCACCAGAACGCACAGGCGCAAGCGCAGCAGAACATAACCCGGCAAGCCGAGGGCGAAGTGCTGGATTTCATGGAGAAAGCTGAGTTTGCCGAAGATGTGCGCGAGGATATGGCTGATCTGATGGAAATGGCCCAGCGCCGGGGCCGCGATCTGTCGTTGAATGACGCCTACCGCCAGGCTTGCGCCGGCAATGAGCATGTTCGCAGCGTCTTAGGATCGCGCCAGAAGGCACAAGGCGCACAGAAGCTCACAGGCGCTGCACAGAAGGCTAGGTCAGCGGCTGTTAGCGTCAGTGGCGCACCGGCAATGGGAGCGCCCCAGCAGGGCGCTATTGACGTTAGAAGTGCTATTGAAGCGGCTATTGCTAGCCATAGTCGTTGATGTTAAGTGTGCTATAATAGCTTACGGCACTTTTGAGGTTGTTTTTGGGTAAAGCTGGACGTTTGCTAAACGAAGCACCATCCCTTGCGGAACGCGGCGTTAAGTAAACACCACCAGCCAAGTCTGTTAACGATTAAAATTGTGTCGTAAGAACGTGCAGCGAATAACGCCACGGAGAGCCAAGGCTCCCACCGTTGTATCGTCGCGGTCACTGTGCCATCGAGCCTAGCTCGAACATGAGGCGACCACATTAGTTCCGCTGCAAGGAACAACGTGTGTCACGCGGAACAAGCATGTTTCGTGAACCCTTACCTCATGGAGAATTAAAATGGCTTTCCCGAATACCACTGACATTGTGGCAACCACGATTCAGTCTCGTAGTCGCGCTATTGCCGACAACGTGACCAAGAACAACGCCCTGCTTGCCAAGCTCAACATGCGCGGCAACATCAAGCCCATCTCGGGCGGTAACGTCATCTTGCAGGAACTGAGCTACGCGCAGAACGCCAACGGCGCGTTCTACAGCGGCTATGACTTGCTGCCCGTTGCGGCGGCTGATGTCATCAGCGCGGCTGAGTTCAACATTAAGCAGCTTGCTTGCCCTGTCGTGATCTCTGGCCTTGAAATGCTGCAAAACAGCGGCAAAGAAGCGTTCATCGACTTGCTCGAAGGCCGCATCAACGTAGCCGAAAGCACGATGTCGAACCTCCTGGCGCAGTCGATCTACTCCGACGGCACCGGCACTGGCGGTAAGGAAGTCACCGGCTTGAACGCCGCTGTGCCTTCTGACCCGACCACCGGCACCTACGGCGGCATCAACCGCGCCACTTGGGCGTTCTGGCGTTCGCAGCTTTATGACTTCAGCGCCGCGTCAGTCACTCCGTCTGCGACAACCATCCAGGCCGCGATGAACTCCATGTGGTCCAGCCAGGTTCGTGGTTCTGATCGCCCTGACTTGATTGTCTCGGATAGCATTTACTGGACCTACTTCATGACCTCGCTCCAGGCCATTCAGCGTTTTACGACGCCTGAAACTGGTTCGCTTGGTTTCCCGACGATTAAATTCATGGATGCAGACGTTGTTCTTGACGGCGGCATCGGCGGCTACATCGGCTCCTCGCTGATGTTCTCGCTGAACACCAAATACATTTTCCTGCGCCCGCACAAGGACAGGAACATGGTCGCTCTCAGCCCGAACAAGCGTTACTCGGTCAACCAAGACGCGGAAGTCCAAATCCTTGGCTGGGCGGGCAACCTCACTAGCTCTGGCGCTCAGTTCCAGGGTCGCATTCAAGCCTAAGTAGCCGTGGTGGCTCACCTCGCCTTGGCGGGCTTGGTGAGTCCCATGACCGCCAAGGCATTTTTTAACTAGGAGAGATCAAAATGGCTCAAGCAACGATTGGTATTTCTGCTGCTCAGGTTGTCGCCTCTGGTGGCACACCTGATTTCCGTCTTGGCACCGTTGGCGGCTACGACAGCCCAACCAATGGTTATCAAGAGTTCGTCTATGGTCAGGCAAACGGCACGATCACTGGTGCCGGCTACGGCGTTGTCGAACTGACTGGTTTCGACTTCATCATGGCGACTGTCACGCAGACTGCTCCAGGCACTGCCGGCTACGGCACTCGCTTTGCTGCTGCCCAGGCCGCGCTTGCGGATAATGAATACGGCTGGTTCCAGATTTACGGCAAAGGAAGCATTCGCACTCTGGCTTCTGCTGCTAAAGGCACTCGCCTTAACTCGACTGCTACTGGCGGCGCTCTTGATGATGACGGCACTGCTTCTTCAGAAGCCATCACCGGCATTACCATTCTGACTGCGACTGGCGGCTCTGCCGCGACAAACGCTGACGCTGTGTTCTCGTACCCGTCAGTTGCCGAAACTCTGTAATTGCTAAAAACAGCGCGGGGCAATGTCTCCGCGCTGTTTACTACAAATAACAAAAGGACATAAAAATGAATACCGCCACAGCCACTGCCCCTACAGATTGGAATAACGTATCTGATGCCGTTGATGACAACTCAAACAGATTTCAGAACGACGACAAGCTGCATGTACAGTTCAGCCGCCGCCCAAAGATTCAGCCGGCTGAGTCAGACATCGCTGGTCGCGCCATCTACAAAGAGATCGACTACATCACGATCATCGTCCCCGGCGACAAGGCGAGCATTGTAGAGCGCCCGGTCCAGGCTTATGACGCAACGCGCTTTGCGGCAAAATATGCCAACTGGAAAGCCAACGCTGGTGTTGTGCAGGAAGGTACGCCGATCTCCTCGCTGCCCAAGATGACGCCAAGCAAAATTGAAGAATACAAATACTTCGCCATTCACACCGTCGAGCAGCTTGCCGCTGCGTCTGACAGCGTGGGCCAGAAGTTCTTTGGCTTTCAAGATGACAAACGCTCTGCCAATGCTTTTTTGGAGATTGCCAAAGGCAACGCTCCGTTTGAGCGCATGAACAACGAGCTTAAAGAACGCGATGCCAAGATTGAGGAAATGCAGTCTCAGATCGAGGCACTAAACAAGATGATGACTAAAGCCAAAATCTAAATAAAGGCTGGGTTAGATGTCTTTTCAGATTATTGAAGATGCAACGCTACTAGCGATTGTTCAAAACGTCGCTCAGATGGTGAGCTATCCGACGCCAACTGACCCAGCCGGCGATTCCGATCCTTCCGTTCAGCAGATGGTTCAAGCCGTCAATATGTCGGCTACGGAGCTATTGGGCCTGTACGATTGGCAGGAACTCACGCGCACCTACGAGATTTCTATTGCCGCCGACACTCCCGGCCAGACAGAACAAGCATTCGATCTGCCAGAAGATTTCTACGAGTGGATTGACCAGACGCAATGGAACAGCACTAACCAGTGGCCCGCGATTGGCCCTATCAGCCCGCAGATGTGGCAGAACTTGTTGGTCAGGACCGTCCTGCCAACGATGTCCTTCTACTGGCAGGTGCGCGACAACTCTCTCTATATCCTGGCCCCGCCGACTGAAGCGCAGACGCTCACGTTTATGTATCAGTCGCTGGCCTGGGTGATAGATCAGGACAACCCAACACTTTACAAGAACCGCGCTACTAAAAACGGCGACACCATTCTTCTCGACAGCTTTTTGGTCACGCTCTACACGCGGGCAAAGTGGCTTGAGATGAAGGGTCTAGATTCAGCCGCCGCGATGCGCGATTTCCATGTGAACTTTGAGAACCGTAAAGGCCAGGAAAAAGGCTCACCTGTCTTGAACATGGTGCGCTCTTACGGCTTCCCGTACCTCAACGCGCTCTACAACACGCCTGATACTGGCTTTGGTTCGTAATGCCCTTAGTTGCATTAAAACCCTACAAAAGCCCAAGGCTCTCAGCAGCAGCGCAAGTCTCGATGCTGACAAGCATCCCCGCGCCCGTGGGTGGTCTGAACTTCCGCGATCCCATCAGCGAGATGCCGCCTACCGACGCGATGGTGATGGACAACTTCATACCACAGCGCACAGGCTGCTTGCTGCGTAAAGGCTGGAGCTTCAGTTGCAACAGCCTCACCGATCCCGTTACATCGCTCTTTAGCTACAACGCTGCCGACAGCGCGGATAACAGGCTATTTGCGGCATCTGGCGGCAGCATCTGGGACGTTACGGGTGAAGATGCTGTTGAAGACCAATCCGCAACGGGATCAACAGACGGCATCTGGAGTACAACACAGTTTGCGCTCGCCAGCGGCGAAGTAGTGCTGCTGGCTGTGTCTCCCGGCGCTGGCTATTGGGTATACGAGGCAGCTACCGGCTGGACACAAACAACGCCCACCAATTTGCCAACTGACTTGCTATCTGTAGCCGTCTGGAAAAACCGCGTCTGGTTTACCGAAAACAAGACCTCAACGGTCTGGTATCTCGAAGACATTGACGCAATTGACGGCGTTGCTGTGGCATTCGAGATGGGTTCGCTGTTAAGGAACGGCGGCTCTGTTCGCGGCCTTATCAACTGGACGCTAGATAGCGGCTTTGGTGTAGACGACTATCTTGTCGTGGTTGGCACCGAGGGCGATGTTGGCGTCTGGGCGGGAACCGATCCAACGTCTGCTGCCACCTTTGGCCTAAAGGGCGTCTGGTACGTTGGGCCTGTCCCGGCTATAGGCCGCTTCTTTACCGCATACGGCGGCGATGTGATGATCTTGTCTGAGCTTGGCCTGGTGCCAATGTCTCGTTTGGTAAACGGTCAGTTCAGCGAAATACAGCCTGGGCCTTCGTCTAAGATACAGAATGTGCTGTCTCCAATAATTGTCAAATATCGCAATGATGCGTCATGGGACGTTATCATCGTGCCGAACTCGGATGTGTTGATTATTAAGCTGCCGCCGCAAAACGGCATTTATGTTCAATACGCAATGAATGTAAACACAGGCGCTTGGTGTACGTTTAGCGGTATGCCAATGGTCTGCACCGCGCTTCTTAACGGGCAGCTATATTTTGCAACTGATGACAAAGGTATTGCCAAAGGTTTGTTTGGCGAAGAAGACGGGTTGAAGCTGGACCTTCTCGGCGGTGATGCCGTCGCCGGCAACATTCAAGGCGCGTTTAATGCCTTTGAAATGCCTGGTCGCCTTAAAAAGTTTACGATGGTGCGGCCTGTTTTTATCACAGAGCAAGCACCTGGCGTAAAGCTGCGTATGAACACGCAGTACAGTTTTACTAGCGTAGCTGGAACGCCGTCATTTAGCGGAACTACTTTTTCTGAATGGGATACAGCCGTTTGGGGAATTGCCAAATGGTCTGGCGTTTCCAACACCTACGAAAGCTGGTTTGGCGTTTCTGGACTTGGTTATTTTGGCGCAGTGCGTATGCGCGTTAAGGGCGTAGGCGGTTCAACTACGCTGTCCTCCTACCATGTCTTGTATGAACCGGGAGGCATAATGTAATGGCTGTAAATCCAATTATTGCGGCATTACGCGCTAATTCTCCTGCTCCCGCAAAACAGGCAAGTGGGCCTATCGCGCTGAGTTTTCCGTGGATGCAGAACACAAAAGTAGTGCCTTTTACAAAGACGCCTGGAACGCCGTCTGGCGGCAATGGCGGTGGTAGTGGTGGCGGCAGCAGTGGCGGTACTGGCGGCAGTGGCGGTACTGGCGGCAGTGGCGGTACTGGCGGCAGTGGCGGCACTGGTGGCGGTACTGGCGGCAGTGGCGGTACTGGCGGCACTGGTGGCGGTACTGGTGGCGGTACTGGTGGCGGTACTGGTGGCGGTACTGGAGGTGGTACTGGCGGTGGCACTGAAAGCGCGTTGCCTGTCACGCCGATCCCAGAATCAGGTGGACAGGTGCTTTTGTACATTGACCCGTTCACTGGAGAGCATGTCTACGGCCCCGACTACTCGCAATATTTACAACCAACGCCTAATCCGCAACCAGCACCGAAGCCTGTGGAGTCAGATTACAATCAGTACCAAGATTTGGGCCAATACAACTTTACTCTACCGGATATGTATTGATCCAGTTTGGACCCCATGATGTTTTTGAACGCTGGCTGTGTGAGAGAATTGAATACGCGCCAACGCGGAACTTGAGATGCCTTGCTAATGTTACGCCTAACGCAAAAATTCGCGGCGTCGTTGGGCTTGATAACTGGAACGGCGCTTCATGCCAGCTTCACGTTGCCGGCGAAGGCATATGGCTTACGCGAGAGTTTCTGAGGTGCGTGTTTGACTATGTGTTTAATGTTGCAAAAGTTAAGGTCTTGCTTTGCATGATCGAGAGCGGAAACGAGAAGTCTCTTAGATTTACGCGGCGCATTGGCTGGACAGAAATAGCGCGGATTGAGGGCGCACATCCTACCGGCGCTTTGATTGCCTTCGAGATGCGTCCCGAGAATTGCAAGTATTTGGAGATACCCGATGGGCAAATCTACTCCCGCTGCGCCTGATTATACCGGAGCGGCCAACGCACAAGCCGCCGCGTCAAAAGAGAATTTGACAACGCAGAACTTTGCCAATCGCCCGACGATTAACACGCCGTTTGGCAGTCAGTCTTGGGATACGGCGGCAATAAAAGACCCGTCAACGGGGCAGAATGTTACAAGCTGGACGCAGCAGAACACTGTAGCTCCAGAGCTTCAAACTGCGCTCGACGCCCAGATTTCTTCTCAGAACCAGCGCAGCCAACTTGCCAACAGCTTTATGAATCGTGTTGGCTCCGAGTACAGCCAGCCATTTGATTACCAAAACCTCCCCGCGATGACCTCTGGCGGTCAAGCTGGCGAAATCAAAACAAATGTTGCCGATTATGCGCCTGGCCTTAACACCAGCTTTAACTTTGGCGGGGCGCCGGCTGCTCCGACCTACGACACAGGCTACCGCGACAGGGTGGCGCAGAGCCTCATGGAACGCATGATGCCAGTGCAGGATTACCAGAACCGGCAGCTTCAGACGCAGCTATCCAACCAGGGCTTTAAGCTGGGCAGCGAGGGCTATAAGCGCGGTCTGGACGAGCTTGCACAGCGCCAGGCGGCAGAGCGTTACAACGCCTTTGACACTGCCGGCAACGAAGCCCAGCGCATGTACGGCTCACAGATGGGTGCTCGTCAGCAGGGCATCAGCGAGGCTATGTCGCAGGGCAACTTCAACAACCAGGCGCTTGGTCAGGCCCAAGGCCTCGACATCAACGCGATGAACGCCATGAACGCCGCCCAGGGCCAGCAGTTTGGGCTGAACCAGAGCTATGCCAACCAGCAGAACACGCTGCGCCAACAGGCTATCGCAGAACAGGCACAGCGGCGCGGCATGTCGCTGAACGAGATGAACGCGCTCATGTCAGGCCAGCAAGTCAATATGCCCAACATGCCGCAGTTCAACACCGCTGGCATCTCGCAGACGCCGAACCTGCTTGGCGCAGCGCAGAGCCAGTACGGTGCGGCGCTCGATGCCGCTAACGCGAAGAACGCTGGGATCAGCAACGTCTTTGGCGGTCTTACCAGTTTGGAGTCTGGCGCATTAGCCGGCGGATTTAAGTTTTCCGACATTAGACTTAAGAGCAACATCAGGCGTGTCGGCGCTCATTCTGTTGGCGTAAATGTGTACGAATACGATATATTTGGTCACCGCGAGCGCGGCGTGATCGCACAGGAACTACAGCGCATCAGGCCTGACCTAGTGCGCGCCCATACTAGCGGCTACCTGACAGTGAATTACGGAGCTTTGTAATGACCGAAGAAGAGCTTTATTTTCGCCAACGTCAAGCCAAGCAGGACGAAGAGAACAAGCGTCTGAGCAATCAGAAATTCAACTATATGGTTGAGATGGGATCGCTTGATCCCGAAGAAGAAGAACTGCAGCGCAAACAGGCTCAGATTGATACTCTGCGCGATAAGGGCATGGAGCAGCAGCAGGGGCGTATGGTTGGTAATACGTTTGTTGCGCCGTCGATTACGCAGTATGCGGCGCAACTTGGAAATGCGTACATGGCCCGCAAGGGCAATGAAGAGACCAAAGCTGGCAGATTGGGAATCGCAGGAAAAAGAGCGGAGACTGTTGCTGGATTTAGGGATCAAAGTTCTGATCCTTATGGCAGTTTCCCGCAAGGCTTTGACCCGCGCAAAAAGCGTCACGAAGGCGAAGTGTGATGGCAGTTTACGACCCAAACGACGACGCTTTTGATCCGTCAACGTATGGGTCACTGCAGCCTAGTTACCTTCCCAAGACGCGCAAGCAAAGCGCGGGCGGGACATTGTCTCAGAAGAACGCTGACGCTGCTTTTGAGCGATACATGGAACTTGCTGGAGCAAAAGACGATTACTCACAGGCTCAAATGCAAGCCCTGGCAAGATCAGAGCAAGCCAACATGGATGATCGACTGGCAATTGCGGCTCAGTACGCTGGGCCTAAGTTTGCCGGCATGCAGGAGAGCTATCTGAAGAGGGCAATGGCTGGGCGTGAACCCACGCGAGTAGGCAACGTGACGATTGGGCCTGATGGCACTGTTATCAGAGATGTCGGCGCTGACAGAATGAAACAGGCAGAGCTTCAGCTTAGGCTGGGAGAGAAGTATGCCCAGGACGCAAACCGCGACGAGCAGCGGGCTGATAGAGATTATCAGATTGGCTTAAATGAAGACGACAGAGCTTACA